TGCTTCTGGTGTTGTCTCTACTATCTTGTCTGGCAATGTTACGGTTCTTGCTGATGTGACGAGGTAGCGATGGCTACTACTCTTATCACGGTTAATCGTGGAAGTTCTAATTTAGTTAGTTACCAGATTGCTGTTACTCGAACAACTGAAACTGTTGGTGCGCTTGTAATTCCTGCTGTTACTGCTACTACGGTTGATGCTGTTGTTACGGTTGTTACTACTGGTAACTCTGGTCCACAGGGGGCTACTGGTCCTACAGGTCCACAAGGTTCGCAGGGTGTGACTGGTCCGACTGGGGCACAGGGCGTGACTGGACCTACAGGAGCGCAAGGTGTTACTGGTCCGACAGGTTCACAAGGCGTTACAGGTCCTACGGGTTCTACAGGTTCAACAGGTTCAATTGGTGCCACTGGACCCACAGGTGCGACTGGTGCTACAGGTTCGCAGGGTGTAACTGGACCTACTGGTGCAACTGGGGCTGTCGGAGCCACAGGACCTACTGGACCAACTGGAGCTACAGGTAGCATCGGGGCTACGGGACCTACTGGTAGTACAGGCACTACTGGTCCTACTGGTGCGACTGGTTCTACTGGTGCGGCATCAACAGTGACGGGTCCTACAGGTCCACAAGGTATTCAAGGTGTAACCGGACCTACAGGACCAACAGGTGCTACAGGTGCAGCTTCTACTGTCACAGGTCCGACTGGTCCGACAGGCGCAACAGGTTCAGCCAGTACCGTTACAGGTCCGACTGGACCAACAGGCCCTACTGGTGCTGCATCAACGGTTACTGGACCTACAGGACCAACTGGAGCAACAGGTGCCAACTCCACAGTCACGGGACCTACGGGTCCTACAGGACCAACAGGTGCTACAGGTGCAGCTTCTACTGTGACTGGACCTACAGGGCCTACTGGTGCTACAGGGGCTAATTCAACAGTAACTGGACCTACAGGGCCTACTGGTCCAACTGGTGCGGCATCTACGGTGACTGGGCCTACAGGTTCTACAGGGGCAACTGGTGCTGCTAGTACGGTAACGGGTCCTACTGGACCTACAGGTTCATCTGGTTCTTTTGCTACAACACAAACTGTCAATACACAAACAGGAACAACATATACATTGTTGACTGCCGATTTGGGCAAGATGGTTACGTTGAGTAATGCTTCTGCCGTGACGGTAACTGTTGGAACTTCTCTTGGATTTACTGCTGGTCAGAGCCTTGACCTTCTTAGTCTTGGGGCTGGTCAGGTTACTGTTTCTGCTGGTGGTGCGACCCTTACCGGAACGCCAGGGTTGAAACTTCGAACCCAATATTCAAGTGCAACTTTGTTTTGCATCGGAACCAACAGTTTTGTTCTTATTGGTGATTTGAGCGCATAATGCCTATCCGACGTGGGGTAGTTGCTGCAAGCATTACTGAACTACCAACGGTAACTATCAATGCTGTTACTAACTTCAACCAAGACCGAGCCACATTCAACGCCACAGTTAGTGCCAACTATCAAAGCACAACAGTTAAATTTCAGTACAACACTACAAACAACTTTGCTTCCTATACAGAGGTAACTGCTACTGGTTCACCTGTTACTGGCCAATCTGTTGCTGTTTATTACAACGTAACTGGTTTGTCTGTTGGAACTACTTATTATGTTCGAGCTGTTATTAGTAACGGTATTGGTACGGCTACTACTGCTTCTACTTCGTTTACTACCTGGTCGCTAAAGACCTACACAAATACAACTGCTGGAACTGTCAACAACGCTGTGTATTTACAGACAATTACACCTACTGGTGGCTCGGCTATCACCCCATCTATCTTCAACATCTTCTTTTTTGGTGGTGGAGGTGGAGGTGCTGGAGGTGGTGGAGGTGGTGGTGCCTACTACTACAACACGAGTACCGTTTCTGCAACATCAGCAGTTAGTTCTTATTTAAACGTAACTGTTGGTGCAGGTGGTTCTGCTGGCAACATCGCTGATACTAATGGTGGTGCTGGTGGTACTTCAACCATTTCAGGTTCATCTTTTTCTACATTGACTGCTACTGGTGGTGCTGGTGGGCAATATCAAAATGTAGGTTCTGGTGGTGCTTCAGGTTCAGGTACAAGTTCATCATATGGTGGTGGTACTGGTTCTGTGACTTCTACTGGTAGTGGTAAATCTATTGTTTATTACTATGCTTCTGGTGGTGGTGGAGGTAACTTCTCTGCTGGCGACAATGGACACACAGTAGGCAATGGATACGGTGGCTCTGGTGGCGTGGGCGCGCAAGCCTTTGGCTATTACGGTGGCTCTGGTGGTGGAGGCTATGGCTCTACAGCCAACGGTTCTGGCAACAGAATTTTGGGTGGAGGAACAGGCGTGTACGGTTGTGGTGGTAATACTGCATCTGCTGGCACAGCAGGAATGTGTTATTTCCAATACTATGGACCGTGATTATGAACATTGAACCATTCAACCTAGACGTTGTAAACAAATACAATATGTTTTTTATGTTGCAAAAACTAAACGCAACATCAACAATTAACCTGTACTACCAAGAAGTAAACAACGACGTACCATTTGAAGACTGCGCGTTATTTGAAATGACAAACGGCCAAGTCCTTGTAGCGTTCCCAGAGTATTTTACCCACATCAGCAAACACAACCTTGTCGCAACAGATGGGGTCGTATCAGAAATAGTTAGCCTTCAAATTTTTGAACGCATTTACAAATACTACAAACACGGTGTAGACAGCATTGACGCTGGTGGATTTATCTTTATGAACTCTGCACCTGTCCCATCGTTTGACAACCAATGGCGATGTGACGCTGGACTCTACGGTGTTGAACTGTTTGCAGACCCACTAGGCGATTCAACAATTGCCGTGCCGGATACAGCTGACGCTTTACTTGTTTATGAACCGATATTGTCTATTAATGGTGTGGCTCATCTTGTTTATATTGAACGACAAAACAAAAACAACAAAACAGAGTTGATGAACAATTCATCTACGCCTTTTGCTACATACAGTTTAGGTGAGGCTTTGAAGTTGATTTTGGAATGGGCGCAAGTATCAGAAGAACCGTTCAACAATATCGAATCTGTAGCAACAAAAGCATTTGAATTTACACAAAGACTAAACATTGGACAGACACTTGTATCCAACCAGCCTGATATGCAAATCTTTGAATATCTAAAAGGCAACCCTACGGCGCGTGTTCGACCAGAAAATGTCCAACCGTTGTTGCCAGTCACAGAAATGTTTGTCAAAAAGAACGTGGCTCATTCTTGCTTGTCATCCCTTGTATCTATCTACCCTGATGCCGCAAACATCACGGCTGTCAAGCAAGCCGAACAACAAAAGCTTTCTAGAGACATAGAAAACTTGAAAGCAGCATCAACTTTGTTGGATTCAAACAATAAAGATGTGGGTTTTTACTTGAAGTCACGCACAGAACTCTTTACAATCAAAGAAGAAATACTGCAAAGTTTGTAACTTTTAGGAGGGGATATGAAAATAGCCGTTTACGCCATTGCGCTCAACGAGGAACAATTTGTTCAACGATGGGCCGAGTCAGCCAAAGAAGCAGACCATCGACTCATCCTAGATACAGGCTCAACAGACGACACTTACGCCCTAGCCTATGGCGCAGGCATAGATGTCTACCAACAAACCTTTACACCTTGGCGATTTGACCACGCCCGTAACCACGCCCTATCCCTACTCCCAGAAGATATAGATTTCTGTATCGCTTTAGATATGGATGAAGTGCTACAACCAGGTTGGAGACAAGCCCTAGAAAATCTTGAACCAGGCACAACCCGACCACGTTACAAATACATTTGGTCGTGGAACCCAGACGGCTCTGAAGGTCTCACTTATGGTGGAGATAAAATCCATCGCCGTCACGGATACAAATGGAAACACCCCGTACACGAAGTCCTTAAACCACAAACCACAGAAATCCAACAATGGGCGCAAGGGTTAGAAATTCATCATCATCCGGACAACACCAAATCACGCTCCCAATACCTACCTTTGCTTGAATTGGCAGTGAAAGAAGACCCACGGGATGACCGAAACCAATTCTATTTAGCCCGTGAATACTTCTTCAACGGCAGATACCCAGAAGCGCAATACCATTTTTCACGGCATTTAGAACTATCAACGTGGCTACCAGAACGTGCCGCCTCACATCGATTCATAGCCAAAATGCGACCAGACGATGCTTACTACCACCTGTACCGTGCCATCGGAGAAGACCCACGCAGACGAGAATCGTGGGTAGCACTCGCGCAATACCACTATGAAAAAGCAGATTGGCTTAGTTGCCGATACAACTGTGAAATGGCTTTGCGTATTACAGAGAAACCATTGGACTATCTATGTGAAGCAGAAGCCTGGGGCTGGCTACCACACGACTTGATGGCCATAGCTTGTCATCATCTAGGCAATTCAGACTTGGCGTGGTTTCACGGTTCTACAGCATTAGAACTAAACCCTACAGATGCAAGGCTTCAAGCCAACCTGACGCATTATAGGCTATGATAAGTGTGTCGCAACGACACAAGGAGTCATAATGTCTGCCAAAGGCGAAAAGTACAAGTCCAAGTCAGCAATGATGAAGCACGAAAAATCTGAACCTGCGTCACAACGCAAAAAAGAATACGGGTCTGCTAAAGGTGGAATCCGTAAAAAGAAGATGAAGTAATGGCTGCTAAAAAGAAGCAAGCCAAAGTGCAAAAAGTAATGCACGAATTCAAAACTGGAACCCTTCATTCAGGTAAAGGTGGGCCAGTTGTAAAAAGCCGTAAACAAGCTGTGGCTATTGCTATGTCTGAAGCAAAGATGGCTAAGAAGAAGAAGTAAATGGCTACAGTCGGCACAGTAATTGACCGTACCCTTCGACAGTTGATGTCAGGAACGGTAGAGGAACGCAACAAGGTTGCCCTTGTGGTGACTGCTGCCGATACTTCAATCACTTTTTTGTATGACCTTGGTGGTATACGCCCTGGTGGGGTAATCCAAATTGACAGCGAACTTCTTTATGTTTGGGAAATAAACTCCGGTGCCAAATCCATCACGGTAGAACGAGGCTGGAACGGAACCACAGCCGCAGCCCACGCCATTGGTGCTGTAGCCACAATTGACCCTAAGTTCCCTAGAGCGCAAATTCTTGAAGCAATCAACGCAGAACTAGACGACCTTGCCAGTCCAGTCAATGGTTTATTCCAAATCAAAACCCTTGAATTCAACTACAACGGGGTTTGGTCAATGGTGAACTTGCCTACCACAGACAAAATCATTGACCTTGTTTCGGTATCACTTCGGTATCTAGCAACTGATTACCCCAAAATTCGCCGTTGCCGCCTCATCCGTGACCTTCCCAATGATGACTTCAACGCTGGCTATGCGTTGCGCTTTGACGAGCAAGTTCGTTCAGGCCGTATGATTGTCGTCTACAAAACACCATTCATCAACGTCACAACAGAATCCCAAAACCTACAAAATGTTGCTGGCATCCCTTCTAGCTGTGAAGACATCCTGATGATGGGCGCACAAATTCGTTTAGTGTCCCCACGAGAAGTGAAACGTAACTTCACCGAATCACAAGGCGATACGCGTCGAGCAGAAGAAGTGCCATCTGGTTCTATTTCTAACTCTATAAACAACATTATTCGTATGCGTCGTGACCGTATTACGGCTGAAGCAGCAAAACTTACAAGGCAATACCCAACCTTCCTTAGCAGGGTTTAACCCGTGTCGGTGGCTTCTTTCACCCTGTCGTATGTCAATACGCCACCGTATTTCTCCGGTACATCCACAACTTCACTTGTGCCTAATGTTTTTCCTGTCGCTATTGATGGTCGCCCTTATATGGTTGACCAGAAATCAGGCAAGTTTCAACGTGGTTATGAACAACGTGTTCGTGATTCGCAGGACATTTCTACTGCTCCTGGTGAGGCTGCTATCAACCCTGGTGGTTTGTGGAGGCGTGGTCAGGACTCTTGGCATTATGGGGCAGGGCAACAGTATGCCGACACTGCCGAGTCTAAAGATTATATGTTTTACAAGTCTAAAGGTATTGACCCGTGGACTCGTGGACAGTTGACTTTGTTGAATGATACGAAGTTGTCGTTGTCTTCTTCTGCTACTTCTCAATATATGGTTGTGCAAGATGGCAGGGTTTATGTTGCTTTGAATGGTGACGTGAAGTACAGCACTAACCCGTATGCGTCTAGTACTACTTGGACTAATTGTACTGGTGAGCCTGGTGGTTCTTGTCAGGCTATGGCAACAGATGGTAATGACGTGTATCTTGCTTTTCCTTCTGATGGGGTACGCAAAATAGACACTAGCGTTGACCCTGCTGTAATTAGTGGAACAAAATTTGTAAACAGCAACGATAATTACTATATGTTGGGCTTTGCTAAGAACTATATGTTTGGCTCACATAGCCACGTTTTGAATACTATTTCTAGTGGTGGTTCTAAAACAGCGCACGTTACCCCTGATGACACAGCATTTACTTGGGTAGGTGTAGCCACAGGACAAGGTGCAGTTTACGCAGCAGGTTACTCAGGCAAAAAATCCCTTATATACAAAATCACTATCAAAGCAGACGGGACACTAGACGCTGGTGTAGTAGCACTTGAACTGCCAACAGGAGAAGTGGTCACAGCAATCTCTGGTTATCTAGGATTTATCCTTATCGGTACAAACAAAGGTGTTCGTTACTGTACTTCTGACGTAGCGTTCAACCTTGTAGCAGGACCACTTATCCCTACATCTGGCGATGTCAAAAAGTTTGCATCTGACGACAAATACTCTTGGTTCACTTGGACAAACTATGACGGAACATCAGGTGGTTTAGGTCGCCTAGACCTGTCATATTTCACGGCTACAAACACACCAGCCTACGCGACAGACCTGATGTATACCTCTACTAACACAGTCAATAGTGTTGTTATTTTTGATGACCCTGCATCCGGACAAAGCAAACGTGTCTTTATGGTCAGTGCCGTAGGTGTTGTTGCTGAAGATTCAGCCAACCTTGTAGCGTCAGGCGAGATTGAAACAGGAACGTGGCGTTGGGGTATTCCTGACCGTAAGTTTGTAGCCAAAATAGATACCCGTTCCACCCCTCTTGTTGGTTCCATCAAGTCGTATTTGAAACTCGACGATGGCAATTATGATGAAGTAGGCACTTGGGACACTGCCAACGACATTGAAAACTCTTTTGATGGTTCTGACTCTAAAGCTATTGAAGCAGCCTTCAAATTTGTTTTGACACGTGACGGCACCACCACATCTACAGGTCCTACCTTTACCCGTTGGATGGCACGAGCCTATGTAGCCCCATTTAGGTCACAATTCTTTATCATCCCTATCTTGCTTCACAGGTCTGTCACAGTTAGAAACAAAGAGTATTTTTATGACGTGGATGAACACCAAAATTTCTTTGACAGCCTCATTGAGAACCCTCGAATTATCAGCCTTCAAATCAGTACCTTTACCCATACTGTGATTGTTGACGATATAGCGTGGGAATCATCCGATGCCCACGGGAACACCTGGGCGTTTGATGGCACACTTGTTGTAACATTGCGTTCAGTGGAAAACTAGGAGTTTTATGGCTAAGTCAAGACGTTCATATAAAGGTGCAGCAGTAGCAAACGCACTTGCTTCTGGCACCCTTGCAGCAGGTGGCACAAGTATCAACTTAGCTTCAGCAATGTCTGGTTGGTCCACAGATGGCACCCCATTCTTTATTGTTATTGACCCTGGTACTGCTAAGGAAGAAAAGGTTTGTGTTAAGTACAACACTTCAACGAGCCTAACGGTGGTTGACCCTGCTGTTACTTCTGGTTGGACAGCTTCGGCTAATGGTCGTGGTGTTGATAACACTACTGACCGTCAACACGATGCTGGTGCTGTTGTTTATCCTGTGTTCACTGCTATTGAGGCCGACCAGGCTAATGAGTTGGTGTCTAAGTACACGACTAATGGTGACATTGTTGTTCACGGTACGTCTACGGTGAAGACTATTTCTACTGGTGGTTCTGGTGGGAACAATAAGGTTTTGGTTGCTGACTCTACGGTTTCTGATGGGGGTGTCAAGTGGAGCGCGATTGTTGATGCCAATGTGGATGCTTCTGCTGCTATTGCTTTGAGTAAGTTAGCGACTGGTGCATTGCCGACTGCTATTACTGTTGCTTCAGCCAACTTGGTAAATGGAACGGTTGCTTTGGCTGACTTGGCTACTGCTGTGGCCAATGCTTTGGTTCCTGTAGGAACTATCGCTGCTTATGCTGGTGTTTCTGCTCCGACTGGTTGGTTGCTTTGTGACGGTACTAGCACTTCTGGCTATACCTCTTTGGCTGCTTTGGTTGGTGCTACTACTCCTGATATGCGTGGTCGATTCCCTATTGGTGACAATGCCACGTTGACTTTGCTTGGTACTGGTGGTTCGCTCACTATTAGTGCGAACAACCTTCCTGCCCATAGCCATCCAAACACGGCTACTGCGGCTACTTCTGTCACGCTTACTGACCCTGGGCATAGCCACACCATTGATACCTTTAACCCTGGTACTGGTGGTTCAACCATTGGCGCACCTGAACCTGGCTACGGTGCAGATGCAGGGACAGAAGCCAATGTTGTGAACTCAAATACCACAGGTATCACAGTGGCTTCATCCACAACGACGGTCACAATGACCAATGCCAACAACACAACCACAGCATCCGATTACTACCCTCCACATCTTGTAGTAAACTACATCATCAAACACGACTAAGGAAAAACAATGATAAAAATTCAAACCCTCATCGGAAGAATCATCGCAGTATTCGGGTCATCAGCATTAGCAGCCGTAGCAGGTGGCGCAATCTTCGGTGTAGAACTCTGGAAATCAGCAGCCATCGCAGGCTTTATGGCAGCAGGCAAAGTAACAGAAGCATTGCTTCGCGCCTGGTCAGAAGACGGCACACTCACGAAAGAAGAAGTTGCAGCCGCCTTCGGTAAGAAGGGCTAGTAAATACGCCGTTGTCACGGCGTTCATATCGTTGTTTCTATGGTCGGGTTCTGTTCAAGCGCAGAACCCAATCATCACAGAACCAACGGACATTTGGTTTGACTATTCAGAACCAACACAATTCGTAGCGCAAACCTATATGGTTGAAGGCTACCCATCTGACCCGATGCTGTGGCTATACGACGAACAAGGCGTACAACTCGCAGCGAATGATGACTCGTATGGTTTACAGTCGTACATCTCTATAGCCGTACCTGCTGGCCGTTATCGACTAAGAGCTGGTATTTGTTGTGGCAACCCTAACGCTTGGCGCACAGGTGGAGGCTGGAACTTACAGTACGAACTGGGTTTCAACGGGGTTGGCTCTATGCAGACAACTACCACAGAAGAATCGACAACCACAACATCCACGTCAACAACGTCAACAACAACCACCACATCCACATCTACAACAACATCCACCACAACGACAACAACCACAACAACGATAGCCCCGACAACCACAACATCAACTTCCACAACTGTTGCGCCGACCACCACGACTTCAACTGCCACCACCACAACTGTCGTTCAACCCACCACATCAACTTCAACTTCAACCACCACATCGTCTACCTCCACTACTATTCCGGTTACTACAACAACAGAAAACCCTACAACAACCACAACTATCCCCGTAGTAATACCACCTGTCATCAGCCAAGAAGAAGCAGTCGCGTTGGCAACCAGCCCTGAAGTGTTGGCCACCATCACCCCAGAAGAAGCAACCCAAGTGTTCAAAGCATTGAATGTAGATGACCTGTCAGATGCCCAGATTGAAGCACTTGTAGAAGCAGTACAAGAAGCACCCCAAGAAGTTAGAGAAGCCTTCGAAGAAGAAATCAACATCTTCGGTGGAGCCGTAGATACCTACATCCCTGTCGGGTCAACCATCCCTGTATCCCAACGCCGAGCCTTGATTGCCATAGCAGGAATGACAGCCGTAGCAGCCGTAGCCTCCAGACGGAAATGATAAAGTAACCCCTATGCAAAAATACTTTGGTGCTATCACGTCATTGCTTTTATGGGCTGCCGGAACAGGGCTAGTCCTTATCACGTTGTCTGGTGATGCCCTCAGTAAAGCAATGTTTATTAGCGTTGCTGCTTTGTTTATCAACATTATCGCTATCGCATTAGGAGTTGGAGTAGACGAGTAGATACGACAGTGCCCCTAGCAAGGGAGAAAGGGGTAACGACCTTGCTAAGGGCAACAGCACTCTACCATCTGCTTTGACTATTAGTGTCACCAACAGGAAAAATTTATGCCAAGAAAATACAGTTACTACCCAAGTTTTGATGGCAAGAAGGCACAGCCTGGTACTGAGAAGCTTGCTGATTTGTGCCATCGACGTTGGAAAACCAAGAACATTGGCATCTACTCCCTGAGATTGATGAAGAATGACCATACTGCTGGTAAGAAAATTGGCGACCCTGGTATGGATAAGTACCTATCGGTTCACGCGACTGGGGCGGCCTTAGACTGTCAGTACCCTGACGAAAAAGTTGCTCGTGAAATGTGGGATTGGTTGCTGAAGTATTCTGAGGAACTAGAAATTGAAGAAATCCACTGGTACGCCTTCGGTGACTACGGTGCCGGATACAGGTGTAGTCGTGGTCCAGGGAAATCAGGGGTCAAAATTTTCACTAAGGATGATAATGCTGGTTCGTATCAGGGTTCACCTTCCTGGTTGCACATAGAAATTTCTCCTGCTATGGCCAAGGATGCCGCCAAGTTCGAAACTGCCTGGCGAGCCTTACCTAAGCCTGAATGAAACGTGCAGTGATGTTTGCTCTTGCCTTGTTCGGTTTTATTGGTGCTAGTTGTATAGCAATCTTGTTGTCTATGTGGATTGAAGCTGTCAAGATTAGTAACAGGAAAAGTCAATGACTGTTGCCCAATGGATTATCACGGTTGGCGCAACCATCGGTGCGCTTGGAATCATCTACCGAAGTCTCATACTTCCAATATTCAAATGGGCGCAACGCCTAGAAAAAACAATGACATTCGTAGAACAACAAATGCTTCCCAACGGTGGTTCATCCCTACGTGATTCGGTCAACAGAATTGAATCACGTTTAACTCTTGTAGAGGAACATATAACACTTCCACGATGATAATGTGACAAGTCCTATGACACTCACAGACCTGCTTCTCATCCGTAATTTCCTTTCAAAAGTAGTAGTTCGAGGCATCGAAGAAGAACAACTGTTAAACCTTGTAGGCAAGATAGATGCTCTACTAGAACAGCACAACACAGCCACAGCCGCCTAGTAATATCAGGCTATGGTCGCAATCAAAAACCTGTATACCTGTCCTAACTGTGGAGAAGTATGGCCTATCAGCCAAGGCAAATGGTGCCACGATTGTCGCGTAGAAGGAGAACCCCTTGACGAACGAACAGACAACTGAACTCGAACCACCCCCATACCCAGTAGCTCTTGTCTACTGGGCTGACGCTTGTGGAGGCGACCCAGGTTGGCTAACCCTTGACGACGTAGATGATGACGGCGAAACACTTGTCCAATCAGTAGGGTTCCTAGTACCCACAGGCGATGCCGGAGCGAAGAAAGACCACATCACCCTGCTCCAAACCTTCCACGACGGTGACGGCATAAACCTGTTTTATATACCTGTCGGAATGATGCGTAAAATAATCTTGCTGAACAGTTGACAATGACACACCTTGCGTGTACTCTGACCAATAGTTAAACAACAAGAAAGGGGAAACGTTATGGGATACCAGCGTTACCGAATACCAAAAGAACCACACGGCTCACAAGCTTGGCTCAACCAAAGATATATGGATGAGAAAGGCAACCGTAGAATCTCGGCCTCAGCAGCAGGAGCAATCTACGGAGTCCATCCGTTTGTAAAACAAGACCAGTACGCCGCAGAACTACTGTCTGGTGTAGCACCAACACCTATTCAGCCGAACGCTGCAATGGAAACAGGTAACCGTCTTGAAGACACCATCATCCAATGGGCAGGCGACAGACTCGGTGTGAAGTTTGAAACACCCGAAGAACTGTTTTGCTATGACGACGACAATGGTTGCCATCTCATCTCAACACTTGACGGTTGGAACGAAGAAACCAAACACGTTCTTGAAGTGAAAACAACAAGCCGTGAATTCTCAGGCACACTCCCTGACTATTGGCGTGTCCAAGGATTACAACAAGCCATCTGTTCCGGTGCAGAACGAGTCACGTGGGCCGTGTTTGACAACACACTACGCCTCACACTCATTGAACAAAACCTGACCGATGATGAAAGAGCTGAACATATCGAGGCATCGGCGAAATGGTTGAACGCCATTGAACTAGGTATGGACCCAGAAGGAGTTGTTTACAGTTACGAAACAATCACAACTCGCTACCAACAGACAGAATCTTCAGCGATTGAAATACCTGAAACAGCAGCCGATTTGATTGTTCAATTGAAGCACGTCAAATCAGAACTGGCATCATACAAAGCGTTAGAAGACCAGTTGAAAGCAGAATTGTGCGACCTCATCGGACCTAACGAAACAGCCACCATCAACGGTGCTGTCGTAGCCACCTGGAAGGGATACAAGCGTGACTGGTTTGATTCCAAACGCTTCCAAGCAGAAAACCCTGACACATACGCACAGTACGTTAAGTCTTCATCAAGCAGAACATTACGTCTAAAAGGAGAATGACAATGGATTACACATCAGACATCAACAAAATAACGAGCATTAAAAATCTCAAATACAACACACCGAGAAAGGTAATACCAGTGGAAACACAAAACAAAGAAAAAGAACTACGCAAAGTAATGACAGACTTTGCTGTACCGGACCCAAAGATTGTTGGCAAACTACCCAAAGGTGGAATCCAACTTGACTTCGTAGGACACGCAGACATCACTCGTATCCTCATTGAAGTGGACCCATACTGGTCGTGGGAACCTTGCGGCTGGAACAATGGCCGCCCTGCAATCCACGTAGAGAACGGCATCGCAACAATGTGGGGATGGCTCACTATCCACGGCAAAGAAATGCTCGGTGTCGGCTCAGTCAAAGCAGACAAAATGGAACTCGACAAAGAACTTGTTGGTGACTTCCTTCGTAACGCCTCGATGCGTTTCGGTATCGCCCTGTCGCTGTGGACTAAGCAGGAATGGGAAGACCTTGGTGGCAAACCAGCACCCCAGAAACAAACAGGTCAAATGGCAAAGCCAAAACCAGCCAGCGCACCTGCACCAAAAGCAGAACCAACAGAAGATGATGCTGATGCCCCACTCACAGCAGAACAAGTAGAAGCGTTCAACAAAGCTTGCAACAAAGAAGGCATCTCACCTGTGACTGTCTACAAAATAGCCAAAATAAAGTTCGGGTTCGGCAAACAATCCGACCTTGCTGCTCTACGTGTCGCTTTCAAAGAAGCCATCGCATCAAAGCCAGAGGAGGACTGATGCCTGCGAAAAGAACCATAGACACAACCAGCAACACACCAGGAACATTCTTCTTGGGTGTCCGGTTGTCACCAACACAACTAGAACAGCTCACGAAACTGGCAGAAGACAAAAATCTTTCACGGTCTGCTGTCGTGCGAGAACTAATCCGAAAGGCCAGCAACAATGTCGCCTGGTAAACAACGAGGAACATCATTTGAAACCCTCATTGTTCGATACCTACAAACCGTAGGATTCCCATACGCCGAAAGGCGTGTCTTACACGGCCATCTTGACAAGGGTGACGTAACAGGATGTGGACCGTTAGTGTTTGAATGTAAAGCCGCTAAACGGTTTGAACTGTCAGCTTGGCTACAAGAAACAGAAACAGAACGCGTCAACGCTAACGCCGACTATGGGGTTCTTGTTGTGAAACGCCAAGGCCACGGCACAGGTAACGAGCAGTACGCCATTATGAGGTTTGAAGATATGGCGAAACTATTGAAGCAGGCAGGTTACTAATGGAACACCCATCATCTTGTTTCTGTGACGAATGTTTATGGCCGACAATGGTTCATATGAAAGAACTGTCTAAAACATTGTTTGAATGTTTG